TCCACAATGCAGAAAATTCTGATGCTGATTACGCATGGGTAATCGATGCCGATGACTATATCGAGGGAGATTTTGAATATCCAAAGAAGATGGATGCCGATGGTTATACACTCCTAATCAAGAGGGGTGATTTCTCTTGGTGGAGAAACCAGATCTTCAAACTAGATCTTGGTTGGAGATATGTTGGTATTCTACATGAGTATGCTGACGCAACTAAGAAAAGTCCGGCTGTATTTGAAAAGATTGACGGTAATTATCACATTAGTGCAAGAACCGAAGGTAACAGAAATGTTGGTATTACACCCATTGAAAAATATTCTCGTGATGCGGAAACTCTACTTGGTGCTATTGAAGATGAACCTGATAACCCTCGGTATCATTTCTACCTAGCACAGAGTTACTTTGATTCTCAGCAGTGGGAAAAGTCAAAAGAAGCATATAGGAAGAGAGTTGAACTAGGTGGATGGAATGAAGAAGTATTTTATTCACAGTTCCGTATAGGACTTCTATGTGCTATTATGCAGGAACCACCAGAGGTTACTATTCACGAGTTTACTTGTGCATATAATATCAGACCAATCCGTGCAGAGCCTCTTGTTGAGATCTCCAAGATTTATAGGTCGATTGAAAAGCCTGCCGCAGCATACATCTTTGCAAAGCAAGCACTTGAGACATCATATCCGGCAGAGGACATTCTTTTTATCAGTGAAGATGTATATCGTTATGGTG